GAGCCAGCTCGCCGCCGAGGCGCTGTCGGGCCTCCTCCACGCCCACGACGACGGAGACGACGAGGCGCTGCGCACGGAGGCGCTGATCGCCATGGCCCAGGAGTTCGGCACGTAGGCTCCCCGCTCATGGCAGCCCGGGCGCCCAACCGAGACGCCCAGGCCGCCGAGCTGTTGGCGGTCATCCACGGCATGAAGCCCGCCCGCCGGGCCCTGTTCCTCAGCGCCCTCCCCGTGGAGGACAAGGCGCTGGTGGAGCGGGCCTACGCTCTCCACCAGCAGACAGGCTGGCGGGCCCACCCGGCCGCCATGTGGGCTCACCTCGACGGCCGGGAGCTCTGGCCGTACGTGGTGCTCCTGTCCGAGACGTTCGCCCGGGCGCTCATGGGCCTCGGCCCCACCAAGGTGATCGAGAACCTGCCCAGCCAGATGGGTAAGACGACGGGCCTGATGGACGACGCCCTCTGGGCGCTCGACTTCGACCCTCGCCTCCGGGTCATGTACGTCACCTACGACGTCAACAAGGCGGAGGAGCTCGGGGGCGACTGCCGTGACCTCGCCGAGGTCCACAGCGCCGACCTCCGCTTCCGCCTCCGCAAGGACCGGAGCGCCAAGGGCCAGTGGAAAACGGACCAGGGCGGAGGCATGTACTGCACCGGCATCAACGGTGCGATCACCGGCTACCCGGCCGACGTGCTCCTGTTGGACGACCTGTTCAAGGGCTGGGAGACGGCCCACAGCGAGACGCAACGTGAGCACGCCTGGGCCATCTACCGCTCGCAGTGCCGCCTCCGCATCCAGGGGCCACACTGCCCGGTCATCAACGCCGGTACCCGCTGGCACCGGGACGACATCACAGGGAAGCTCCTCGACGCCGCTCTCGCCGACCCGGCCGCCGACCAGTGGCACCACATCCGTCTCCCCGCCATCGCAGAGGCCCCCGACCCGCTGAACGTGGACCCGTCGTTGCGCACCCCCGACCCGCTCGGCCGGGCCCCCGGAGAGCTCCTGGAGGCCCGACGCTTCCCCGAGGAGGAGGTCAAGGCCCGCCAGGTGGTGCTCGGCTCGTACCTGTGGGCTGCGATGGAGCAGCAGCGGCCCGCCCCCGAAGAGGGCAACATCGTCAAGCGGGCCTGGTTCCGACTGGAGGCACAGCTCCCCCCGCACGCAGACGAGTGGATCAGCAGCTGGGACTTGAAGCTGAAGGACAAGGAGGAGGGCGACTTCGTGGTCGGGCAAGTGTGGGCCCGCACGGGGGGCGACATGTGGCTGTGCGACCAGCTGCGAGGCAAGTGGGGCCAGGAAAAGACGATCCTCGCCATCGCCCTCCTCCAGGTCCGCTGGCCGCAGGTGAACGCCCACCACGTGGAGTGGGCTGGCAACGCCCCCGAGGTCATGAAGGCCCTCCGCCAGGCCGCCCCCGCCTACGTGGTGTCCGACGACGACGCCGACGAGCTCGGCATGACCCAGACGGAGCGAGCTCTCGTGCAGGAGCTCCGCCGGCACGGCCTCCCCGGCCTGTTGGGGAACCCGGTCAAGGGCGACAAGGCGGTGCGCCTCCGAGCGCAGGTGCCGTACATCGAAGCGGGCAACGTCCACGTGCTCGAGACGGCCTCGTGGCTGCCCGGGTACCTGGACGAGATGGCCGCCTTCCCGAACGGGTCGCACGCCGATCAGGTGGATGCGACGAGCCAGGCGCTGCTGAAGCTCGCCAAGGGCCCGGCCACTGCGGGCCCGCCTCCGGCAGGGCCGTTGCCCAACCGGCCGCACACGGGCCCTGGGTTGGCCGCTGCGCCCTCGTTGCGTGGGGGTGGGGCGTTGGGCAGCCCGGCCCGTAGCGGCCCCAGGAGGGTCAGGTAGCCACGCTGATGACGGCCCACAGGAGGGCCGAGAGGATCAGCCACCCTCCGGCCACGATGGCGATGACGATCGCCCACGCCCGGAAGTGGTTCCGCCAGGGGATGGGCGGCCCCGTGTCGGCCACCCTCCGGCCGCCGACCTCGTAGATGCCCGGGTTGCGAGGCGCCCCGGCCCTTGGCTGAGGCTCGACCTTGGGCTCACCCCAGCCCATCAGCGACAGCTCCGGCACCCGGTCCGGTCCTGCACCGCCGTGTAGGCGCCCTCCGCCGTGGTGATGCGCCACGTCCTGTTCCCCACCTTCGAGACGGACAGGACGCCCTCGACCTCCTCGTTGACGGTGCCGTCTGCGGACCGGAGCGCCAGCTTGCCTCCACGAGTGAGGAGCTGGACCTTGCCCCAGGACCGTTGCGGCCCGCCGTTCAACGGGTCGAACGTGACGGATGATGCCCTGAAAGCAGCGGTGGCGGCCATGGCCAGCCACGCTACCCCGGGGAGCTCTCCCGGGCCGGGTTGGTCAGGCCGGGTCGCCGACCCGCCGGATCGTGATGAAGCACAGCATCGTGTGCGGCGTGCGATTCTCCATGAACAGGGTGCCGTCGCCGTTGACCGTCTGGTGCTTCCCGTCGCCGACGCAGTTGATCGCCGTCTCCGTCCGCCCGACCTTGGCGTCGATGGAGATGCCGACCGACACCTTGGGTGTGGGCGCCTGGCGTGGAGCGGCAGCCACGTCGTTCACCCAGAGGCCGACCGGCCAGACTGCGATGCAGTCGACGAGCAGGACACGGCGCATCAGGCGAGGGCGAGCTCGTGCTGCCCGGCCCGGTCCCAGCACCAGCCGAGGTCGATGACCCAACCGGCGCCCTCGCTCAGGTGCGGAGTGTCGCCGAGCTCTCGCCGGGCGCCAGCCGGGTCGGGCGTGACCACCAGCACCCCAGCCCACGGGCCCGGAAGCTCCATCGCCCACTCCGCCATCGAGGCGAGCGTGGAGTAGTCCGCCCCGAGCCGGAACAGGCAGCCCCACAGCGCCGTGACGGCCACGTGCCGAGGGTGCCACTCTCGGGAGACACCAGAGCCGGGGCGTGCGGGGACGTCCGGGTAGAGGCCCATGCGGTGCCAGTAGTCCAGCTGCCGGTAGGTGACGCCCGCCTGGCGGCAGACGTCTGCTGATGTCAACACGGGCTCACCTCCTCGTCCACGGCGCACACCTTCGAGCGTATCCACAGCCTGGGGACTGCGCTGGTGATACCCCGACGAACGTTCGGTAAACGGGCAGGCTCCGCCGGGTAGACGCCGGGGGCTAACCCGGGTTAGTCTGGAGGGACCACAGAGCCCCAGGAGGCCGCAATGACGATCGCCGAGTACCCCGAGAACAGCCTGCAGACGCTGATCGACCTGTACGCCGAGGTCTACGGCCTCACCGACCCGTGCCACATCATGGACTCCCTCCACGCCGCCGGGATGCTCAACGAGGCCGGGCTGTTCGAGGACACGGTCCGGGTCGCCACCGGCAAGGGTCGCCCGGTCGCCCTCCCGCTCGACGGGCGTGAGGTGCCCCGCCGGGAGCGCCAGGTCAAGTCCACCGTCGCCCACAGCGGCAAGGTCCACGAGGGCCCGGCCCGCCGTCAGGGCTCCCAGTGGGGCACCAAGGCCGCCACCCCGGCCCCCAAGCCCGAGACGCCCACGGTCACCACGGTCACCTACCGCAAGCACCAGGACGTCTGGGCGCTCCAGGTGACGGGCCCCGTCCCCGCCGAGGGCACCGAGGTCACGGTCGCCAAGCGTGACGGCACCACCAAGGTCGAGACGGCCGGAGCTGTCCTCGCCCGCTTCGCCGAGGCCACCATCGTCGCCATCGCCAAGACGGCTCGCAGCACCGGCACCCCGGCCGCCCCGACCGTCCCCGCAGGCCACTACGCCACCCCTTCCCGGACCGGCAACAACGACCTGGACTTCTGGGCCGTAGACGTCCCGACCGACGGCAAGTGGGCCGGGTACACCTTCGTCAGCCGGGTCATCGGCGGGCACGAGGACACCAGGGTCCGGGGGGCCGAAGCCCGCCAGGCCCTCGACGCCATCGCCGCCTTCGGCCCCCAGGACGCAGCGAAGGCCTACGGACGGGCCATCGGCCGCTGTGGCCGCTGCAACCGGCACCTCACCGACGAGACGAGCCGCACCCTCGGGCTCGGCCCCGAGTGCGCCCAGAAGGGCTGGTGATGTTGGCCCGCCCCCAGACGCACCCCAACCCCCAACGCAACCCCAACGACGGCCCCGGGCGAGAGCTCGGGGCCAAAGGAGACTCCCCATGACCCACGCACGCTGCCTCGTCGTCACGGACGACGGGGACTACGACAGGGCGCTCGCCCCGTTCGACTTTGAAGGCCCGGGGGCCGAGGCCCACTGGGACTGGTACGTGCTCGGGGGCCGCTACACCGAGCGTGCCCTGGTCACGGCCGACGGCACGATGGTCCTGCAATGCCGCCGGGCCGAGTTGAACGTGGAGGCGACCGGCCCCTGCTTCGCTGTCCTCACGAGCTCTGGCGAGTGGCACGAGAACCCCGACGCCTGGGGTGAGGGCCTGCCCGAGGGCAAGACGTGGCCCGAGACGTTCGCCAAGCTCGTGCTCGCCGAGAGCCCCGACGCCATCCTGTCGCTCGTGGACTTCCACTCATGAGCCTGACCCCAACCAAGACTTACACCGACCCGGAGGGCCGCCGCTACCGGGTGGGCGACCGCATCCGTCTCGTGTGCTGCACCGACCCGTACACCCACCTGGAGCCGGGAGCTCTCGGGACCGTCACGGGCGGCCACGTCTCCGCCGTGTTCCCGATGGCGCTCTACGTCCAGTGGGACTCCGGCAGCACGCTGTCGCTGTGCCCCGACGCCGGGGACCGCTGGGAGCCCGAGGCGAGGGTGGTAGACACCGCCGCCACCCCGCCGGTAACCTCCCCGGCCGGAGCCCAGACCTTGCCCCAGTCCACGCTCAGCGCCCCCAGCGCCGACGACGTCGCCCGAGCCTCACGGCTCTGGGATGACGCCCAAGTTCAGGCCCTCGCCCGCCGTGGCGTGGAGGCCGAGCTTGTGGACGGCCGCATCTGTCTGACCCGCCGGGCTGTAGAGCATCTGATGCTCACCCTCCCGGTCCTGCCAGTCGAGTCCGCCGTGGGCGCACGGCAACCGAGCGGCTGAGGTGGCGCCAGGGCGTCTCCGCCCTCTCTCTGATGCTGTGCGCCGGGCTGGCTGCCTGTCAGCCTGGCCCGGCCGTTCTCCGGGAGCTTCCCGGGCACGACGCCGACGGCCCTGACCTCGGGACGGCAGAGGCCATCCTGGCCGCAGTCGCCGAGGCCCAGGCCGCCCCTGTCCTCCGGGAGGAGAGCTCCCAGCCAGAGGCGCAACCTCCGCCGCCTACTGCCACTCCGGCAATCGAGGGGCCCGCTCCGCTTGACCTCCGCTGGATGGCTGACCTCACCCCCCACCAGCTGATCAAGGTCGCCTTCGCCGAGCTCGGCGCCGCCAACGTGGAGAAGGCCCTGTACGTCGCATGCCGTGAGGGCGGCCTCGACAAGGGGCGCAGCATGGTGAACGGCAAGCGGGTGGACCCGTGCGATCCCCGCTACCGGCTGGTGGACAGCCAACCCCCCCGGGGCCCGGCCTGCTCGGCCGACAACCCCACCAGCACCGCCTCAGGCCTGTTCCAGTACCTTCGGGGCTGGGCCGGATGGGGAGGGTACTCGTGGGCCGACATCGTGGGACCGGACTGTCTGACGGACGTGCTGATGACAGTGGCCGTGGTCAGGGGCCCGAGCGGCTGGGGCCCCTGGGAGTAGACGGGTGGCGGCAGGGCTACGCCACCTTCGACCTCGGCCGCCGAGCTCGGGCCGGGGCCGCCAGTCGCAAGATCGACCGTCTCGGCACCCGGGTGGACGGCCTCCTCGACCTGCTGCTGGCGTTGACCATCGGCGCCTGCGTCGGGGAGCTGTTGGCCGTCGCCCTGTTCGTCGCACTGGCGCTGTGGGGATGACACCGGAGGGAGAGCTCGCCACGGACGCCCTGGCCATCGCCCGGCTGACCCGCCTCGTCACCCACGACGTCATCTCCCAGGGCCCACGCCAGGCCGTCATCCGCTGGGCCTACGCCCGAGACGGACGTGCCGGCGACTTGGCCGAGCTCGAGGAGTGGGGCGGCCCGGAGGAGGCTGTGGAGACGGACCGGAACCCGCCCAAGCTCGCTCGGCTGATCACGTGCCCGTGGTGTGCGGGCATGTGGGTCGCCCTCGGGGTGGTGGCGGCGAGACGAGTCGCACCTGGGCTGTGGCGTCCGCTGGCACGAGCTCTCGCCGCTTCGCAGGTCGCCGGGCTGGTGGCGAACCTGTGAGCGGCCCCGAGACGCCCGAGGTGGGCTCGGGGTGGGGGGCGCTCAACCAGGCCGCCCTTGACCGCATGGCCGCCGTCCGAGGGTGGCTGGACGAGTGCCTGTTCGGGGCTCGCACCCCGACGCCGGGGGAGCTGTCCCGCTGTGCAGGGCAGCTGCTCTACGCCGCCGGGGCTCTGCTGGACGCCTCCGCACTAGGCTCGCCTCCGGGGCCCGACGAGGCCCCAGACGCCAACCCAACGGAGGATGATCATGAGTGATACCGACCCGTTCTGCACGGGGCAGTACAGCTACTACGCCAACGCCAAGCTGCAGCCGGGCGCCGACATCGCCGGGCTGTTCCCGGCCGCCGCCGACGGCACGCCGTGGCCGG